TGCGGGATGAGTTCTTTATGTACCAGGGCAGCGTTGAAATACTCAAGCATCTGATAGACGAATGCGACTTACAGCATGACAAAGACTGGCAGCTGGTCAGCCGGACGGTCGAGATTAAGGTGCAGGGTGAGGCAGAAGAGGTATAAGCGGTAACCGGTAGTCTACCGGAAGTTACCGCTTACCGCTTTTGAAAGAGTTATACACTCCTTGCGATAGATTTGACTTTTTAGAATTTATGTACTAAGATAGACGAATAACCAAATAGCTTCAGAACGCAGACGGTATAGAGGCGGAAAGCCTAAGCCGGGGCGGGCTGTATAGCAGGCTTTTTAGACTGAGCATAGATAGACGGCCAACCGAGACAGAATTTCTGTCTTAGTTGGTCGTTTTTGCGTTTAGGCGGTTTATATGGACAAAGAAAAGAATACAGAGACCCTCGTCTGGTTTGGCGGCAGCGTCAAGGCGCTGGGAGACGGGAAGGTGGGCGGTTACTTAGTCCGCTTCTCCGGCTCCAATGACCCCGACCTGGTGGGCGACTTCTTCACAACCGAGACCGATTTCGGAGATTTGAAGACCTCGCCCGTTTACTACCAGCATGGACACGACCCAGTTATGAAGATGACGAAGCTGGGGGTATCCGATTTAGTGGGTGATGAAATCGGCATCTGGATTGCAGCTCAATTGAATATGCGTAACGAATATGAGCAAGCGATTTATGAGATGGCGGAAGCGGGCAAGCTCGGTTGGTCATCTGGAACCGCTTCTCACCTTGTGGAGTATGAACGTGTTGGAAAATCATACTTCATCAAAAGTTGGCCACTGGGCCTGGACGCCTCACTGACGCCCACGCCGGCAGAGCCACGAAACACAGCAGTACCCCTGAAAAGTTTACTAACTCCACCTGCAGAGGATGCAGCACAGAACGCGGCGAGCGTTAAGCCTGCTATCGAGACGGGAGGGGAAAAAGACGGTGGTCAAAAAGTGACCATCGAAATCATTCACACTTCGGAGGAAAATATTATGAGCGACGAAGTAAAACCCGAAGTTCAAGACGAGCCAAAGGACCAGGCCGACGAACTCGCCGCAGTCAAAGCGAATTACGACGCACTCAGCGAGAAAATCGACATCGTTCTAAAAGCAGTTGAGAACAGCCCGACCTTTGAAAGAGGCGGGTATGCCACCAATCTCGGTGGCGCACAGGACGAAGGTCACAAGTCTTTTGGTGACTGGCTCCTGGCAGTAAAGCGGCAAGACATCACCCGGCTTGCAAAAGTTTACGGGCAGAAAGACCTCACCAGCGACATCGGCGTATCCGGCGGCTTCTTGGTGCCGGAGCAGTTTATGCAGCCGCTGCTTGAGATTGCGGTCCAGGCTTCGCAAGTTATGAGCCGAGTCGTCAGGGTGCCGGTTATGTCCGGTGCAGGCGTCTGGCCAGCCCTGGACTACAGCGTGAGCCCAACCGCTTCAAGCGGACAAACGGCTCTCGCCTCCGGTCTCTCGGCAGCTACCACAGTAGAGGGCGCGGCTCTCACGGAAGACGAGCCGACCTTCAAGCAGCTGGAATGGCGGTTGAACAAAATCGGCGGATTTACTCAAGTTTCAAATGAGCTGATTTCGGACAGCCCGCAGGCCATCGAAACCCTGTTGACCCGCTTGTTTGCCATCACCATTGCCAACAAGAACGAACGCAACGTCATCAGAGGCAACGGAGCCGGGGAACCCCTCGGTATTCTGAACGCCGCCTGCACCATCGGCATCGCTACAGCCACGGATAACGTGTTTGCAGAACAAGATGCGCTGGCTTTGCTGGCCCGCTTCAAGAACATTTCCGGGCAGCAGCCGGTTTGGTTGATGAACCAGACGGTCATCCCCGACTTGAACGCATTCACCTCGACTTCTGCGGTGGATATGGTTACGTTCGGAGACCAGGGCGGCGGGTTATCCGCTTCTCTGCTTGGCTTCCCCATCATCTACTCAGAGCATGTCGATACGGCCAACGCTGACGATGTGATTCTGGCGGACCTGGGTTCTTATCTCTGGTTTGAGAAAGGTAGCCTGGAGATTGCTTTCTCCGAACATGTGAACTTCACGCAGGACGAAGGCACCTGGCGCTTTACTCAGCGGAATGATGGAATGCCGTGGCTGACCGCAGCGATTACGTTAGCGGACAGCGGCAGCACGACTGTCAGCCCGTTCCTGTACCACGACGATTAGACCAGTGAATAAGGAGATTAATCATGGCTAAATTACCTAGCGAACAATTCGCTATTGTAGGAGTGATTGACCCGGACGCCAACGCAACCGGAGCCCTCAACACTGACTACGTTAATATGGAAAACTGGCATCAGGCCCAGGGCATTGTCCTTGCCGGCATTATCGCTGCATCTGGAACGCTGGACGGCGCGCTTCGGCAGGCCACCAGCTCCACCGGTGCAGCCAATAAAGCTATCACCGGAGCGTCCATCACTCAGATGACGACCGCGGACAATGACGAACAGGCTACCATCGACGTTCGAGCCGATGAGCTTGACCAGGCCGGCGGCTTCAACTTCGTCGCCCTGCGAATGACCTCCACCACAGCTGGCGCAGATTCAGCCGGCTTGCTGCTGGGTGTCAACCCCCGCTACGGTCCGGCGCATGCGAATGACCTGGCCAGCGTGGGCGAGATTGTTACCTGATAGATAAACCTACGGGATAAGGGGTAGGCGGCTTGTTCATGTGCCGCTTACCCCAACCAATCTTATGGCTTACTGCACAAATACGCAGGTTAAGACTTATCTGAATGTAACGTCAACCAGTGATGACACGCTCATTACGACCCTGATAGCTAGAGCGCAGGCCGTTATCGATACGCACACGAAGCGAACGTTTGAAAGTTCGACTGATACGCGTGAGTTTACGGTTGGAGTGGACACGGAAGGGCGGGTGCTGTTCTTCGATGAAGACATCATCACAATCACAACCGTAACCAGCAACGCAGACAGCACATCGTCAACCACCATCAGCTCCACCGAGTACATTACGAAGCCCAGGAACAGAACGCCTTACTACGGAATAGAAATCAAAAAAAGCGTAAATAAAGACTGGACCTTCGAGAATGACCCGGAGAGCGGCATAACGGTGGCGGGCGACTGGGCCTACTCCACCGCTCCACCTGACGACATCGTTCACGCCTGCATTCGGCTCAGTTCTTACTACTATCGACAAAAGGACTCTCAGGTATTCGCTGATGTTGGAATAGAGGACGCTGGTCAGATAACAGTACCTTTATCCATTCCAGAAGATGTTAGGGCTGTGCTATTGCCCTACATCAAGAATGTGTAGCAATGGCTATCACAAACGCGGCGTTTATTGCGGCAGTCCAGGCCTTCAGTATCACGGGTGTCACTCAGCACTTAACGGAACCTCCGGCCTCGTTAGAGACCGCAGACTTACCGTCAGGCTTTCCACTGATGCCCGGAGGCGAGATGCCCTCTCCCGTTGTTTCCTGTTACGGTGACAACGCTTCCCGAAACATTCAGTACATGATAGCGGTGGAAGCAGCCGGACAGGGAACGAGAAACCAGAACTATGGGCAGCTTGCGGCACTGATGGATGCGTTAGAAGATGATATAGAAGCCCTCAAGAAGTCAAACGGTGGTACGTTGGCAAACTTTCTTACATACTCTATCGCCACCGGGACGGCTGTAAATCCTGTAGCTGGTAACCAATACTGGGGCATTATTGCAGACATCACAGTAAGCGATGTCCCTTTATGACAATGAGAAAAATAAAAGTAAACCGCGCTTGCAACGTGAACGGCAAAGCCTGGGTACTGAAGAAGGGTGATGTGCTGGACGAAGAGAAAGACGGCCAGTATATCGTTGAACTTCTTTTAGCCCTCGGCTATGCAGACGAAGTGAAGCGCAATAAAAGAAGTAAGACTGAAGGAGTAAAAGATGGCTGATGCAGGTATAAGCGCCTCTTTCAAATTTGGCGCAACCACATACGGCTCGACCTCATGCGTTCAAAACACGAGCGTTCAACGGTCCATAAACCCCATCACCTACCAGTGTAGCGGGATTCAGAAGACTGTTGTGGGAGCCAAAATCTATCTATTCACCTACCAGTTAGCGATTGCGAAAGACGATACCGCGAAGGTGGCGGCGCTTGCTGAAGGCTCCACCGGTGCCTGGGAATATCACCCCGGAGGCGATACAGCTAGCAATATTGAAATGACCAGCACGAAGGGTACGGCGGTACGAATGGACGTTGGAGCGGCTGCGAACGGCTTCATTACGATTGATGGACAGTTGGCCCTGGATACGATGACCAACGCCACCGCAACCTAAGGAGCCTATCATGGCTGATGCAGGTATAAACGCCGCATTTACGTTTGCGGGTACAGTTTTCAACGCTGATGACTGCGTTCAAAACACGAGCGTTCAACGCTCTATCAACCCCGTCACCTACCAGTGCAGCGGTATTCAGAAGACGGTTATAGGCGCCAAGATATATCTATTCACCTATCAGCTCGCGATTGCGAAGGATGACACCTCTAAAGTCGCGCTGCTGGATGAAGGCTCTACCGGCGCTTTTATATACAACCCGGGAGGCGATGTCACCGGAAATATCGAGATGACCAGCACGAAGGGGACGGCAGTCAGGATGGATGTAGGCGCAGCGGCTAACGGATTTATTACGATTGACGGCCAGCTGGCGCTTGATGATTTGACCAACGCTTCGGCAGCGACTTAAATATGACAACCAAAAACACACCCACGAAAGAGAAGAAAGTTGAGGGGTGGCAGGACGCATTCAGGCTGCGGCAAGACCTTCTGCAGCCCGATGTCTACGCCTTTGAAAAGGCCATCCAGAAGCTGGGCGGCTTTACGCTTTCGATTATCGGAGGCGGTACGGTCCAGGCTACGCATGTGCTTCAAGCGGCAATAGAAGCCGGCTGGATAGCGGAACCGGAGACGGAGGTGGGCGAGTTTGGCCCATCTTCCAACGGTTCAGGCCCAGCGGACAAGGAGAAGCGTTACTTCATCGGCGGCAAAGGTCTTCACGAAATGACCGCTGGTGAGGTCATCTGGTACGGATCCAAAGTAACGGAAGCGTACAAAGACGCGGTAGACATTCCCCCAAACTGATAGAGGCGGTGGCGGCTTACGTCCTAGACGGCTACCCACCGCCGCCTGAGTTAGCAAAAGCGTTAGATTATCGGGCCTGGGGTG